AAGCGTGTTGCTTTAGGCTTGCGGCCCATTCCGGAGCTGGAGGGCAAGCGGTATATGAGTTTGAACTGGGTCGATGCGGCTAACGCGGCCCAGTACCAAATCGGAAAAAACGCCACCGTTGATGTGGTGGACGAAGAAAAGGAGGAAATCTAAATGGCATTTTTTACAAATCCCAACAAGAGGGTGACAGTGACAGGAACGAGCGGCCTGGAAGTTTTCGGCGATTACGTGGCAGACACAACAGCCGATCTGGATGAAGAGATCGACGGCGACGCTGTAGCCGCTGGCTCTCTCTGCCTGGTGATCTCTACCGGCGAATTTTACTGTATGGGTTCGGATGGATCATGGCATAATGTTTCCACGCCGGAAGGAGAGGAGGCGGCTGATGTGACGCCGAGCGTACAGAGCACCAGAGGGCTGATGAAGGCAGCGGTGATTGAACCGGAAGTCAGCCCCATCACCGATCTGGAGGTTGACGAAAAGGGCGGAGAAATCGAGAAGACGGAGGAGCGCTGATGGACTTCAGAGAAGCAGCACAGGCCACGAAAATCGGGATTGGTGGAGCATCCGATCACTACACGAGACTATTCGCCCAAAAAATGGCCGGAAGAAGCAAGACCGTTATTTATGGCTATCATGTCAATCCGGCGATTAGCGATCCAACCACATGCATCACCTATCTGGCGGATGCCAGAGGAATGACGCCTTGCGGCATGGATTTTGCAAGAAATAAATTCAACTGGGGGAGCTGGAAAAAGGCGTTTTTCATGCCCAAGCCGTGCATGGTCAAATTTGATGGAACTGTCGATTACTATCTTGACCAGGACGACTACAGCAAAAAAGAGGACGGCACCGCATCGGATGCGACCGATGAAAATTACGGTGGGAACGCCATGATGGAGTGGCCGCTGATCTGGTTCAAGATCGTGCCCGGCGAAACCGATGGAGAGGCAGACGTCTATATCTCCAACGAACAGGCCGATGAGAATTATCACTGCTGGTCAAATGTCAACAGTAAGAATGAAATCATTGACCATTTTTATACCGCCATCTATCAAGGGACGGGAACAGCGAAACTCCGATCCCTGTCAGGCGTTGCGCTCACACAGGAAAACGGAAACGGAAACACAACCGTAACCGAAGAGGTGGCAAGAGCAACGGCAAACAACACCACCGCAGATGTGGAGTGGTACACGGAAACATACAGCGACTATACGCTCATCTGTATGCTCTTGACCTTAATCTCGAAATCGCTGGACAGCGAGGTTTTCGGTCGTGGAGTTGACACAGGAGGACAGACAGCGAAAGAAGCCTACATCACCGGGACGCTGGATAATGCCGGAATGTTTTACGGGACAAACACAGGAACGGGTCCGGTGAAAACATTCGGGATGGAAAATTTCTGGGGGCTTGCCTGGCACAGAGTGGCCGGATTTATAACCGTGAACGATGTTGAAAGCCGGATCAAATGGACATACGGAACGGCAGACGGTACAACGGCAACAGCATACAACCAGAACGGCTCCGGCTATCTGATTGGGCCGCAACTTCCACAGCCCAACGGATATGTAAAAACAATGGAATATGGCTCAGTCGGAATTGTTCCCGCAACTCTCGGCGCATCAATGACGACACATTATTGCGATTATTTTTACCAGAAAACCGGCACGAGATATCTTTTGTGCGGCGGCGCCTCCAGCACCGGCCGGACTGCCGGCCGGTGGTACCGGAGCGTGAACTTCGCGGCCAGCTACCGGGGCTGGAGCATCGGCGCTTCGCTCTCTTTAAAGCCCTTGCGAAGAGGGTGAATGGACGGCCTTTAGGCCGGCCAGAGGGGGAAAGCCTTCCCCCTAATGCCACAGGAGCTGTGGACATGTAACCAAGAGCAGAAAGGAGACAAGGTCAATAACCCACGGCCTAAAGACCGTGGGCTTGCGGAGAGATCCGTAAGCCCGATTGATTAGCCTAAGCGAGTCCGGCAAGTCGAAAGATACTACCGGATAACCGCTACGTTACGACATAATATACAGGCACTTCGGGATGCTCCACAAGTCCCGGACACTGCGAGGCCGAGTAAACATTCCTGAGGGCAGGGAAAGTCGGAGCCATTAAAACCTGTCGATAACATTGGCGATGTGGACCACCCGCGTAAGCGGAGAACCGGGCAGCTACATGGCCCGAAGAGTAATCATTTATTTCAAAAATAAGAGAGGTCAATTTATGAAAAAAGAACTGGAACAGCGCCAGATCGTTTGCGAATTGCGAAGCGAAGAAGGCCAGCAGGGGAAGATCTTCGGGCGGCCTATCGTCTTCGGCCAGTCAACCGATATCGGCGGGTTTTTCGAGGAGATTATCGAAGACGGAGCGCTTGACGGAGCCGACCTGTCAGATGTGCGGCTGTGTCTCAACCATGATACCGGCTACGTATATGCCAGGAGCCGCCGAAACAATCCCCTGTCAACGATGCGGTTGACGATCAACCCCGGACAGGGATTAGACATGGAGGCCGATCTCGACATCGCAAACAGCCCGAAGGCGAAAGACCTTTACAGCGCGATCTCGAGGAACGATATGACGGGGATGTCCTTCTGCTTCTCCGTCGCTGAGGACAAATGGGAGCGCTTGGATAGCGATTACCCACTTAGAAGGGTAACCAGAATCCGGTCTGTCGTGGAGGTATCTTGTGTGACCTTCCCCGCCTATGACCAAACAACGATCTATGCTCGGTGCGCGGAAACGGTGGAGGCCGCACGCAAGGCAGTGGAGACAGCCAGAGCCGAAGACCATAGAGCAGCGGAGGCTGCCAAAGAATTAGAGCTTGCCAAGGCAAAGCTCGAGTTATCAATCCTAAAAGGAGGAAAAAGAAATGCTTAAGAAAGCACAGGATCGCCTGGCTAAATTAGAGGCCCGCAGAGCCGAGATGGTCACCAAGGCCGAAGCCAGCCAGAGCGCCGAAGAAGTCAGATCACTCACAGCCCAGATCAAAGAGGTCGATGAGGAGATCGAGGAAGTCCGGGCCATGATCACAGAGGCCGAGGAAAGAGCAGCAGCCCCCGAAGGGGCAGAGACAAGAGGAGCCGAAGCCGCACAGGCTTTCAGAGCTTCCGAAGTAAGAAAGGAGACAGTAACAGTGGATAGAGAATTAGAGTATCGTAATGCCTTCTGGGCGTATGCCTCCAAGGGTACACCCATCCCGGCAGAACTGAGAGATGCAGCAACCACAGCCGACACCGGCGCAGCAATCCCCATGACCATCGTAAACGATGTCATCAACACCATCCGCAAGAGATACGGCAACCTGTACCGCAAGGTTAGAAAGTTATCCGTACAGGGCGGCGTAGCTTATCCCGTAGGCGCTTTACAGGGCGCCTTTAAGTGGATCAACGAGAGCACCGTTTCCCCGAGACAGAACCCCGGCTCCGTGGCTAAGGTAACATTTTCCTACCATACCGCCGAGATCAGGATCGCCCAGAGCTTCCTGGCTGCTGTTGTGACCTTATCCTCTTTTGAGGCCCGCTTTACCGAGATCATTGTTGAAGCGTTCTTACAGGAGATGGATCGCGCCATCGTCAAGGGAACCGGCGAAGGCCAGCCCCTTGGTATCATCAACGATCCCAGAGTGACAAATGTCATCACCTTAACAGCCGCCCAGATCGGCGACTGGACCAAGTGGAAAAAGGACTTTTTCGCAAAGCTTCCGCTGGGCTATCGTTCCGGCGAATTTATCTTCCCGGTTTCCACTGTTGACAGCTATCTGGAGACCATGGCCGACAACAACAACAATCCCATCTACAGACAGGCCACCGGCTTAGAGGTAAACGACGGCGACTCCCAGAACCCGAACGGCCGCTTCTTTGGTCGCGCGATCTCTCTGGTAGAGGAGGACATCCTTCCCGATTTCGATACCGCCAGCGCTGGCGATGTAATCGGCATCTACTGGCAGCCGGAAGAGTACGCGGTAAATGAGAATTTCGCTTTTACAATGCGCCGCTATTTTGACGAAGAGACCAACGAATGGGTCAATAAGGCCCTGGTTGTTGTTGATGGCAAGGTTCTTAACCCCACCGGCTATTATCTGATCAAGAAGGGTTGATCCCGGAAAGGAGCCCAGAATGAACTTAGAAGAATTAAAGGCAATCGCTACGGCTTTAGGTGGTAACGCATCCGCTGCCACCAACAATGCTGAAGCGCTGGCCGTCATCGCAACAGCAGCCGCCACAGCAGTGGCCGCCGAGCTGCCGAAGGTCACAAGCACCGACAACGGCAAGGTTCTGACCGTTGTAAACGGAGCATGGGCCGCCGCCGCACTGCCGTCAGGCTGATAAAAGAAAGGAGTAAAAAATGATTAACACAAAGAGAATCGTTCCCGTCCAGAAGTCCGATCTTCTGTCTATCATCGGGACAATGTTCAAAATTGCAGGCACCAGCATCGCCAAGGTGAGCGCATCCGCTCCGGGCGTTTTCGCCCTGACCTCCGGATCCGGTAATGTTTTAGCCGATGAGCCGGTGATCTCCATGGATTTCGGCGCAGCTGTCACCTCTATCACCGTTTACTTTATCCCGGCGGTTGATTTCGACGGCTTTTCCATCAGCGGAACCGCCGCGGCATTTTCCGGCACGCTGGATGCTGACGGCGCTACGCTGTATAGCGCCACCCTGTCAACTGGTACGATCACAGTCGCAAAGGTAGCGCTGTAAGGAAAGGAGGGCCAAATGCTGGAAACGGTAAAAAATCTGCTGGGGATCAGCGGAACCTATCAGGACGCAACGCTGACGGCGTACATCAACGAGGTCGTGGCCTTTTTGACTGATGCCGGCGTTGCATCCACGAAGATCACGCCCGGCATTGTGGCCCGCGGCGTGGCTGATCTCTGGAATTACGGGAGCGGTGACGGCAAGCTGTCGGAATATTTTATGCAGCGCGCCGCCCAGCTCTCCTACTAAAGGGAGGTGATGGCATGGCAAAATATAAGCCGAGCGGGCCTTTCGTGGTCCCGTTCCACATCCTATCTCCCTCTAAAACCCAGGTCAAAGGGGTGGGCGTAAAGAGCTACGTAGACTCTGGGGTGACCTTCTTTGGAGCCTTCCGAACTTTCGGAGGAACCGAGAATGTCACGGATGGGGTTTATGTAGTTAAAAATACGGCCACCCTCGAAACCTGGTACACCCCGGAGCTGACGGCTGCCGCCCGGATCGTCTTACAAGACACAGGCGAGGCTTTCGAAGTCAGGGGAACACCGGAAGACATAGAACGCCGCCACCAGTACATGATCGCCAAGTTGGAGGGGGTGAGTGGGGATGCCTAAACCATCCAAAAAGTTCGGGGTAAAGTTTGACGGCTTCGCCGACATGGCGTCCGACTATGACAGGCTTGGCGGCGATCTGAAGGAGATCGTCACCGAATGTCTGACATTTATCCCGCAGGAGATCAATCCCACACTCCACACGATCATGCAGAAATACCGGAGGACCGGACGTACAGAAGCGTCCATCGTGGACAACCAGCCCGTAGAATGGGAGGGGAGCAAAGCCACCATTGAGGTGGGTTTTGACCTCTCCAATGGCGGTCTGCCGTCTATCTTCTTGATGTACGGAACGCCACGCCACCCGGTAAAAAATCAATACGGGACGCCCAAAAAGCCAGGAGCCAAAACCGAGGCCAAAGGCGTCACGCAGGATGAGCAGCTCTTTGATGCCATTTTTGGCAGCAAAGTAAACCAAAAAATCGCAGACAGACAGGCCGCCATCTTTGCGGCGGCTTTAGAGAAAAAGAAAGGAGGCGGCTAATGGAGGATGAGCTGATCACGATCTTGGAATCGTTCAAATACCCGGTGATCCGTCAAGGATCGCTCGGACCGGATGAGAAATACCCGGACACGTTTATCACCTTTTTCGAGGACAGCGACCGGGAAATCCAGGCCTACGATAACGAGACATTCACCGCCCGGCTGATCTATCACCTGGCGGCGTACTCTACCAGTCCGGCCACCACCTACGAGCTGACAGGCTTCATTCGGGAAGCCCTAAAGGCTGCCGGATGGCAGATGGTAGACCGTGGCCATGATGTGGCCTCGGATGAAATCACCCACACAGGGCGCGGCCTGACTGTCTCATACACAACGCAAAACACCACAATAAACTAAACCGAAAGGAGAAAAATAATGGCTGATGTTTTTGAATATCGCGGCGTAGATAATCTCTACGTTGCCGAAGTCACCAAAGATGACGCCGCCGGCTATCAGTGCGAAGCGCCGATTTACCTGGCCCCTGTCGCAACCGTGGAAAAAGCCACCGACAGCGCATCCGAGGCCCATTATTACGACAACAAGGCGTTGATCGTGATCAACAGCGAAAGCGCCGACAGCATCACCATCACCATGGCCCCGCCCGTCCTGGCTAAGCTGGCCAAGATCACAGGCAGAAGCTTTGATGAAGGCACCGGGATGATGGTTGACAGCATCCGGCAGAACAAATATTTCGCCT